CTAATGTAACTTCAATCCAACGTGCTAAAGATTCACGAACATCAACTCCATACATTTTTGTACGAATGAACGTTGCCAATTCCGTTGCAAGCGGACTGACATTATCAGCTGTGTATGATTCAGAATCAGGGATATGTGTTGGATCTTCATAATTAACTTTTCCATTAACTTCTGCCATTTCTATCCTCCTATTCCAAATAGTTTGTTTTAAATCTATCACTAGGTTCCGTACTTAAATCAACTGTATTTTCAGTAATACCTGCAATATGACCATTTGAAGTGTATTGCCACAGGTCATACGGATGAGCTGGTTTGTTCGGCCCAATAGTTCCATCGTTCTGATTGTACGTCGGAATCCAAACTGACCCTGCACGACTAACATCAAGATTGAGTTCACCATAAAGATTATTGGCAATATATAAAACAATCTTGGAATCGGGAACACCCAAAGAATTTAATTGATCCATATACGCACTAATAATCGAACGCATATCTGAACCAGTAACTTCTTCAACGTCAATCATCCAGAAACGTGGTTGCTTGTTACTTCCAATCACAGCTTGAGCACGATTGTAGAAATCAGTTGCTTCTTGTTTAGCATCGACGACCGAAACTGAACCATTGTAAGCATAGACCGCGTAATTTGCCTTTGCATTAATAGCACCCGGAATATTCGCTTTGTATGTCAAATCTTCATGTGACGAACCGTGTTGAACCCTAATAACTGCTAAAGCTAAACCTGCGTTAACCACTGCAGTCCAATCAATGGAACCTTGGAATTCACTAACGTCAATGATTGCACCATTGATATCAGACGTTGTGCTATCTCCACCACCGTACTTATCAATGATTGCTTGCAACTCAGCGTTTCGTTTAACCATTTCTTGATATTGTTCATCGAATGCCCCGGAAATTTTCGTAACTTCAGCATTTAGTTCGCCGACCTGCTTAGTCAAAGCCTGATTCATGGCTTTTGATTGCTGAATGTTGTATTCTTCTTGACTCAAAATGCGATCACCCACGTTAATAGTCGATGATTGCGGTGCGTTCAAATGAATCGACATTTTAACAATACGTTTAAATTCATCTATACCGATAATCGGATTAACAACTTCATACGAATTTCCACATGTAAAATCATCAATATTTTTACCAACTAAGGATAAATCAATAGCTGATATCTCCATTGATTCAGTAGCAAATTGTTCGTTAGCAATCGTCGCTTGCGCCTTTGATAAAAGAATACCTGGATCATTAACATCATCCCAAGTGACTGTTCCAACAACTCTACCTATTTGATTAATCAAGCTGTCGTTCTGAACATAAGGGCTACCACCATTCACATCAGTTATCATCACACGTTTTTGTGGTTTATTAGTGGAGGTTTCAGAACTATCTGTTGACGTTTCTGAAATAGTTGCTCCCAATGGTTTCAATATTGAATATAATTCAGTCGGGTCAGTTGTCCGGGTTAAAGAAATCATATTCTGCGATAACTTAATCTTCTGCTCGCCTTGACTACCAATCACATTCATATAATCAAGAACCAAGCCATCATTAACAACACGCATTTGCAATTCACCACCTAGCGAATCAATCAGCTTTTCGGTGATTGTATCGTAGGTATCTTTTGCATCATCCGTGTAACGATAAACGTTATCAGTAGAATTCGTTACATCTACATTGCCAAGCGTTATATTTTTGAAACTATCAACCTGTCCGTTATGAACATCGATTAATTTCTGCAAGAAGTCTTTGGGTGACATATCGTGAAATTCGCCCCAGTTTTGATATGAGTCATGTAAAAAAGCCAGTAAACCCTCACAGGTTACTGACTTTCCAACTTCTCCGGAACTCGACATGCTTTCTTCAGGTTTTAAAACCCTACCTTCAAAAAGGATAGCCCCATTTGGTTTATACACCTTAACCAATGAAGTTAATGCATTGATATTCGAATACTCTTTGTGACCTGGTGTTATTGCGAAATCAAACGATGGAATCGATTCAACATCTAACGAAACCGATGGATCGCCTGACAAACGTAAAACATCAGAATTGGAAGCCTGTAATAAACGTTCCTTGTCATTCCAACTGTCGCGGATAGTAACTTTGTACCCCATCATATCTCCTCCCTATAAAATCTAAAGGAAATATGACCAGTTCCCACAATTCTGATTGCAGTTACACCCACACTCAAATTCCAATCGAATATATTCTCACCTGCAACAACATCTATTTCGGTATCACCCGAAATCAAAGTCATGCTTGAATCGCTAATAATCGTCGGAATGATGCCATTTAATCCAATATTGTACAAAACAACATCCTTACTTCCAACAATATCAAAATCAACAAATTGAGCAATATCGGTATCAAAATTAAATGTGTCCCAAATATCATTGCCTTCATAGTCGTTCTTAATTCGAAATGGATAAGCCGTAAACGTAACTTCCAAAGTTCCGTGAGCCGACTTGAACTCTTCCCAACTTGGCGCTTTTTGAACTTCAACTAAATAATGCCAATGTGGGTCAACATCATCTACTAACCCTACCTTGTGACTCGGAGCCATTAACCAATTAACAGCTTTTTGCCATAAAACATACAGACGTTCTTTTTGCATGTCTTGACGATCCATAACATGAAAAGGATATTTCAATTCTCGTTCTCCATATGCTTGTGAACCATACAAATCCGATAAATCGATAATATTATTTGAATAAGGAATATCAACTGTGATTTTTGTTTTATCAGGCAACCCAATTTCTTTATCCGCTAAAACATCTAAACCATACTCACTTGAATGAACACCATTAAACGTCGCTCCATAAGTATATCGATTATCTTTTCCTTTAGATGTGACTATCAATTGAAAGACCCCTTTCTGCCATAGATTGACGATTTGCATTAACTGATGAACTAAAAGAACTTAGCCGATTAGCAAATGACGAACCATCAACGACCGTATTTTTATTGGCAATTTGTTTCAAATAATCAAGTGCCTTATCTGAAGAACTATCGCCATTATTAGTAGTACTGTTATAATTATTTACTACGCTTGATGTCGGAGCTAATTTGCCATTAATACCAAGTGCGGACTCAGCTGTAATTGATCCATTAAATAAGCCACTTAATAAATTACCGGAATAACTCATCTCACTCGGTTTAATAATGGCCGCATTAGCTAATTGCTTACTTGCCTTACCTGCTTGATCTACATATGATTTTATACCATTCGTAAATCCTTCACCAGTATATGCACCGATCGCATACATAACTCGTGATGGTGAATGAATGTGAAGTAAACTCTTTGCAGCATTAACTGCTTTGCTTGCCATATCTTTAGCAGCGCTCAATGCTTCACCTGCCATACTCTTGATACCATTCACAAATCCGGACACGAAATTTTTACCTGCGGATAACATATGACTAGCAAATCCGGACACTGCACTAACAGCTCCACTAGCTACACTCTTAGCTGTTGAAGCGGCTTTCCCAATCCCACTAGCAATACCAGATACAACTTGTCCAACTAATTTAACACCGGCCGATAACATTTGGCCTACAAAGTTTATCAACGCCCCAACTAATGCAACACCTAATTGAACAGCAGCACTTACTAGTGCACCTAGTATCGAAATGACACCTTGAACCAAAGCAAGAATCAATTGCACACCAGCAGCTAGTAATTGTGGCGCATTGTCGATTAATGCCTGTATCAATGCAACAGCTAATTGAATAGCAGCTTGTACTAACTGAGGTAATACACTAATAATTCCGCTGATCAACGCTGTAATTAATTGAACGGCGGCATTTATAATTTGTGGCAAATTCTGAATGATGCCTTGAACTAATGCCATTATGATTTGAATTCCTGCTTGCAATAATTGTGGCAGCATCTGAATTAATCCATTCATCAAAGCCATAATAATTTGCAATGCAGCATTTAATAGCTGTGGTAGGTTTTGAATGATTGCATTAACCAAAGCCATCAAAATTTGTAGGCCAGCCTGGATTAACAACGGCAACACTTGAACAATTCCATTCATCAATGCTGTGATTATCTGAATAGCGGCATTAATAATTTGCGGTAAATTCTGGATAATCGCATTGACCAATGCCATTAAAATCTGAATGCCAGCCTGAATCAACATAGGCAATGCGGTCACAATCGCATTAAGCAGTGATGTCATTATCTGTGAACCAGCTTGAACAATTGTTGGCAGTGCGGCAACTATTGCATTAATTAACCCAGTTAAAATTTGAACACCAGCTTGCACAATTTGTGGTAGCGCAGTTGCAATTGCATTGACAATACTTGTAACGATCTGCGTGCCAATCGTCACTAATTGCGGTAATGCGGCAATAATGCCATTAGTCAACGTTGTGATTAAGTCCGTAGCAAATGTTACAACTTGTGGCAATGCTGCTACAAAAGATGATGCTAGATTTTGAACGGATGAAATTAATCCATTAAAGTTCAACTCCCCAGTTCTCAACCATTTTGTAACCAACGATGCAATAAGACCAATAATAATTCCGATTGGCCCAGAAATACCTGCAATGGCCAGCCCAACTTTAGTAAATACGCCTGCAGCAATCGCAGCTGAATTTGAACCTGTACCTAGCCATGTTCCTAATTGCTGAATTATTGGATTTAATTTCTGAATTGCGGTTGTTAAAAAACCAGATACAGCGGTAGCTACTCGATTAACTACGTTTAAGAACGATTGAAATACGCTTGTTCCACTACTGGTTGAGGTTTTTGCTCCATCAGTCGCTGTGCGGGCAGCATTAAAGGCATCAGCAAACACCTTAATTGAACTTTTAACTGCGTCAATCACTGCTTTTAATGGTGACAAAGCACCTTTGATACCATCAATAGCTGATTTAAAAGTAGCACTTGAATTGTACAGAGTAGTAAATGCAACAATTAATCCGGCAACGGCAGCAATTGCTATCGTGATAGGACTGGCAAAAGCCATAATGGCAGCTGCTGCTACCCTGATCATTGATGCAATCTGATTAAATACATAAAGGCCAGCAATGATGCCAACAAATACAGCTATCGCTGCACCTGCTCCAGAAACGGCCGCTCCGATAACTTGGAATACAGCGCCTAGTGGTCCACCGCCTGCAACAATTTTCTTAATTGCATTAGCAACTAAATCAATTCCTTTGCTGAGATACGAAAACGTA